TTTATTATATAATTCTGCTGATGGTATAATCCAAATATCAAATGCTGAAGGTTGGGGATTATCTTTAACAGAAGCTATGTTAACAGCAACACCTTTTATTGCTGTTGTTACTGGAGGAATGCAAGATCAAATGCGTTTTGAAGATGAAAAAGGTAATTGGATTGAGTTTAATGATGAATTTCCATCTAATCATCATGGAAAATATAAAAAACATGGTGATTGGGCTTTACCAGTTTATGTAAAATCAAGTACATTAGTTGGTTCTCCCCCAACACCTTACATATTTGATGATCATCATGATATAAATGATGTAGTTGATCAAATTATGAATTTATATA